ATCTCCCGCCCGATGATTAAAATGTCGCTGCCATCGGTCAACACTTGAAGGTCGTCACTATCGAGAGTGACCTTGTTCGCACTGCTCAAAATAGCAGCGTCAAGGGTTGGAGTTTCCAAGGTGAACGTGAAGGCGTCTTCAGCAAAACGGCAGAGGCTCCTGCGGGTGATTGGAATGTCACTGGTCAGGGTTGCATTGACGCCCCACGGTGCGGTCAGAGTCGTGTGCAGCTTGAATTCTTCAGCCCCCGCAAGGCTCCAATAAAGCTGGGCCCCAACAGCGGCTACTTGCGGCCTTTCTGCGATCATCGCAAAGATCCCCGTCGCATCCGACATGAAGATTGGAGGCTCAACAATTCTCACTGGCGCAATGCTTCCAACCGGGTCGGGATTGTTCTTGTCGTCGTCAAGGTAGAGATCCGAATTCTCGTTGCCATCATAACCCAGGAACGGTGGCGTTGGTGGCGTGAACCCTTCCGGCTCTCCGTAGTAGGCAGAGTTGTAAATGTCTTCAACGGCAGTTACTTCGATGCCTTCCTCTAAGTCTTCACTCTCTCTGATTTCCGCGATGCGGTAAAAGCCAGTCACGGTGTCGCCCCACTCGTTCCAAACAAATCGAATGAGATCCCCCGGTTCCAGGTGACTGTCCCATCGATTCATTTTGAACGTAAGCGTTCCCTTGGGTGTGCTCAATTCCGAAAGGATTCGCTGCGCCTCTTGTTCCGCTGTCTTCCGGTTACTGAACCCTGGCAGCATGAGTTTTTGTGAGTTGATTACCCCGGCAACGTTGATCGCTGCATCGTCCTGAACGTGGGCCAATTCCGGCTTGTAGTTGTTCACACGGTTGGTGAATTCCACCCGGATCTCGTTTACAATGTCCGGCCACGCTGGGCGGGAAAACTGAACATCCTTGACTTGATCGGCTCGCAGGGTGGCCACCGGGACTGAGTTTGTCGATGTCGTATTGCTGAGGATGATGCACCGCAGGCGGCTTCCGGTCCAGACGATAGCGGCGTTGCAATGCTGGCGAATTTGTTCAACGACAGTGCTCACAACGTCCTGGCTTTCGATGCTGATTGAGATACCCAGGTTCCGGTCTTCAAAGTATTGGGAAGCCTCAATAAAACTGGCGGCGTCAAGCTGGCTGGGCGGCAGTCCCCGGCCCCACACACCGTTAGTCAGGATCTCCCAAAGGACGGCGGCGGGGTTCGCATCCAGATAGCATTCATGGCCCACGTCGTCACTTCCTCGCGTCTTCAGTCCGGCCACAGGGTTTCCGTCCGCTCCAAGGCAAACAGGCATTCTCTGAACCTCAAACAAGTACGTGCGCGGGGCCGCTGTTTGACCCATGAAGAAGTCTTGGAAACTGGCAAAAGCAACGTGGCGGTAGTTGCTGAACATGTTGAAATAAGGTTCCGTGCTGATTCGGGTTTGGCTATCACTTCCCCGAAAGATCCTCACCCGGCCCGATGTGCCACCGCCACTGATAGTGCGGACAAGGCTATGGGTTGAGAACGAGCTTTGGACGTTCGACATCACCCGCTGATTTGATCCATCGTAAACGCGATGAAGACGGTCAATCGGCCCCATACACAAACCGTAGTCCCAGGACAGATAGTAGTTGTATCCGACAATCTGAGAGACGGTGCTTTTCTTGCCCGCTTGGCTTACCTTAGGCTTCGAGGTTGGTTGTTCAGTATCTCCACCGCCTCCAAAGCCTTTCCCGCCTCCACCGCCGCCGCTGTTGTTGGTTCCCGTCTGAGTGATGATCGTTGGCGCTTCTGTTTCGATGGTCTGAATGATCGGCACCGTGCGAAAAGTCGAAGCTGAGAATCGAATGTGATTGCCCGGCAGCTTCACGGTTCCGAACACTACCGGGATGGTCACGGCCTCGCTGGCGCTGGCCATTTCCAATTCGGCTGAGGCGGCGCTCTTGACGGTGCCAGCACTTTGCTTTCCAAGGCTCTGCTGTGCCCCGAATCCGGCGCTCTGTCCCCTTTGACCACCCGCCGCCAAAAGGGAAGCCGTAGTGGAAAATGCGAAGCCGCCAATCAATGCGGCGGTTGTGGCGCTGGCGAGTCCTAGCCCGGCTGGTCCGACAATGAAAAACGTAGCGATGCCCACGACGGCCCCGATCACGTAGGCGAATGCTGTTTTTGCGCTCATGCTTTGAATTCTTCTTGGGTGAGTGTTTCCGGGCGGCGTTTGAATCCTGGCGCCGTGATTCGAATTACTGCTTGAAGGGGTGCTTGCAACGCCTCTTCCATCGTCTCCCCGGTGACAAATCGATTCGCGGTTGCGTGCCACACCCGGCCCTTGATGAACATCGCACAGTGATTGCTTTGCCTGCCGACAGCGAAGATCAGAACGTCACCGTCTTGCAGGGTCGTATCCGGTGGGAGCGTTTGACAAAACGTGGTGAGATTCAGTATCCGCCCAATCAAATTGTTCCGGCGTCCCAAGCCCCAGGCCGGGTTGTAAAAAGGAAATTCGAACGGCGGTAGCACCCCGGCTGCTACGGCGATTTCCCTCAGCAGGAAAAGGCAATCAATCCCGCTCCCGATCTTCGCCATGCGGTCCCGGTGCGGGGTTCCTTCCCAGCGAAGAGCTTCGATTTCCGCCGCTTCAATAGCCTCTGCAGTCCAAGGTGATTGCGGGTTACTCATCGAATACCAGATATGGTTGGGTTACGGTTTGGCACGAACGGGAAGCCTCCAAAGTTGGCTGAGTTATTGAACTTGATGTGGCAATCATCCGTTGTTCGACGGCAGCCTGCGGTCACAGTTACTCCCTCTCCAACGGTCAATGCCGGGTTCCAAGTTCGAAGAGCAAGCCTCACTTTCGATCCTGTTCCAAGTTTATCGGACCACAACACCGAAAGCGTTTCGCCTGTCGGCTGATAGATCATCTTGCCTCCACGGAAAAAGTCCGATGAAATACCCGTTCCAAGATTCACCGTAACCAACTTTGTCGCACGATCCAATTCCAATATCGTCGTGGTTTTCGTGTAGGTTGAACTCGCCAGATTCACCTTGCACGTCTTCGCATCGCCAAGGACATGATTACAGGTTCTTTGGAAGCTGAACCGGGGCACGCTTTGATCACTCAGGAAGGCTTCTGGTGTGATTGTTGCTGCGATGATTTGCCCGCTGAAACTTAACTGGCCGAGAATCCCGCTGGCCACGATCGCTGTGTCTGTGGTGTAATTGATCGGCGTTTCATCCAGGAGTTTTCCGGTGTTGATTCGAAGGATGAAGGCTGAGATTTTGACGGCGGCGGCTGTGACAAAGTAGCGTCGAAGGCGCGGTTCCGTTGTTGGCACATACAGTTCGACGCTCCTCTTTTCCCAGGTTGCGCTCGTTTGAATTTCCCCGTGTGCGAACTGGCTTGGCGTAAAGATCTGCGGGTCGTCGGCGGTGAAGATGTCGCTGGGCAGGTTTAAGATCTGAATCGGCGTCTGCCAGTTCGTGAAAAACATCCATTCGTTGTCCGAGTGGTGACGAAGAATGTAGGCATAGGCGGCGGTGATGGCCGGGGCCGATTCCATCGCTTGAACGCTTGTGGGGATGTCTGCCATGTGACGGGCAGACTATGGGCTGGCAGCGTTTCTGTCAAGGCACGGGGTATTGGGCGCTCCGGTAGGTGCAAAGCCGCCAGTGGGTATCAATCACCACCAGAAGGGCGCGGCGGGCGGTGGGGTCTGTTTCGAGGTAGAGGAAGCGGGAGGCTTCACTGCACAACGGCGCGAATTGGTATTCAGTATCGAAGTTGTCACGGCTGGCGCGGGCATAGATCAGCCCGTCCCCGTGCTTGAAGTAAAAACAAATGATGTCGGATTCCCCGGCAGCTTTTGCGGCAGGATCCAAAACCCCGTTGAAGAACAACTGCGGACTGATACCGGGGAACTGAACCTCACTCATGGCTAGGCTTACCCAACGGCGCACCCCGATAGTCGTCGCATCCTTTTGGTAGGCGATAACTTCCCGGCTCACTTGATCAAAGG